TCCAAGGACGCATATTTTGGCGTTTCTCGGCCAGGTGGGATCCTAGGTGATGGAAAAGGCTTAGAAATATTCTTAGGAACGGCAATTATTCGTCTTCCTGAGATTTTATTAAGCGATTTGACCCAATCATCTTTTTGCTCTTGATGAGCTTTAGATAATTTCTTTGGTTTGGATTTTGGAATATAACCATATATCATCATAATAGAGTCCTTTCAACTAAGAATCTATTATACGACAGTTACAGGATTAAGTCAATAGGTTTGTTGTATTAAAACAACGAATTACCTTTTTTCTTGCATTCTGGTATTTTCGTCTAGGTTTTTGAGAAAATCATCATAATTTTGATTTTTCAATTTTTTGATTTCTGCGTGCTCATTCCGATGCTTGCGCTGAGGCATATACTTGTAATCATCGTTATAATCTTGGTTCTTACGGAACTTCCCTACAAATTTAGTCACTAACTTTCTCCTATTCTAGCGTTTCGTAATTGATGCCTCTAAATTTTATTTCTGGTAAATTATTTAATCCTGCATCCGATATGTAAGTAATATTGGCGTTAGGATAACATATTTTTGTGAGCTTGAGTAATTGTGTGATTGTACCATCATTATCATTGAATGTAAATATTTCATCAACACATCTTATATTTGAAAGAATTTCACGGCGAGTATTGTATGATTGAACAAAACCACCTTGTGACCAATTCATCCACCAATCGGAATGGATGCCGACAACTAACCAATCACCCCTTCTTCTACATTTTTTGAGGAAGTTGAGTTCTTCTAAAGAAAGTGGATCAAAAGATCCACTAGTGACGATTATCCTGTCTCTTTCAATCATTACGGTAATAGATTCGGGAAAGCCTCTTTTATAAATTTATAATTTAAACCTTTTACACCTAAATCTTTTTGAAATATTCCTATGATAACTTCAGCTTCACGGGGTTCCAGAGATTCGAGTATTTGTAACAACAACTCATTCCTTTTTTGGTGTGTTAGCTTTTCAGCCGTTTCGTCACCTTTTCTAAACATATACATCTTACGAATTTGGTTTGATAATTGTGCTGTTGAAATACCTGGTAATATATCATTAGGTATTTTATAATTATCAGGCATTTCTTTTATCAACCATTCATAATTCGGATGATAAGCTAACTCAAACACTTCTACTAATGTCTTGCTTAAATTTCTTTCAATAACGGACATTCTATCTTTTTTATTTTCTGCCAATTCAAATTCATCTAAGACTTCAAATATATTTTTCATTAAAATTCCTCAATTACATCCATTAAATTCTTTAGTTTATGTTCCATAAAATAGTTCAATAACTTTTGGCGAGATGCCGGTTTTGTATCATTATATGTATTTATAATTTTCTCTTTAATATCAGGTGGTATTTTTGTGAGGTCAATCAATGTAGAATTTCTAGCAAAGTTGGTCTTATCAGTATCATTGTATTCTTCCACATTTTCCCATAGGTACTTGTCTATTATTGTTTTAGTTATAGGCTTCTGCCTCAAGTCACGGACAAAACAATCCGATGGAGAAAACATATTGGGTATACCGTCACCCTTATCACCACGAATAATCTTCTCCTTGAGTTCTAGTATTGGATTCTCCGACTTTACATATTTCTTTTGCGATGGATTGTATTGTTTAACATTAGAACCATATTGTTGTAACTGTAGGAAGTCACCATCACTTGATAGAATCAAAATCTTCTGGTCACGAGCATAGATAGGAACTAATGTGCCAATAATATCATCAGCTTCAGCACCATCAACATCAATTACTTTATATGGGAATGTTTCTCTGAGCTCTTGCTTAAATTTGGCAAGCATATCAAAAATCATGTGCCAATCTAAATCAGATTTTTCTCTGGTCTTTTTACGGCCTGCTTTATAGAATGGAAAAAATTCTTTACGCCAATATCTTCGGTTATCACAACACAATACCACTTCACCATATTCATTTTTAAAATTCTTAACATGGATACGAATGATGTTTAATACCATATGCCGAATTAGAGGTTCTTCTAATTTGGTATTTTTCTGTGCTGAGATTTGTGCCATAAGACCGGCAAGTAATACCTGGTTTAAGTCTACGAGTAACATAACAAACTTTCAATAGTTTCAAAACTCTATTATATCACACTTCTATCAGTTTGTCAAATATACTATCAACAAATTTTTGGGAAGTGGTAGTTTTCCTAGCAACAATACCATACCAATCACTTTTTATCATATTGGAAATATACTCTAGTGGTTCCAAAAGTATGGCTTCAAATTTTTCTGGATCAATAAGTTTGCCATCCTCATCTTCTCTAAACAGAATGATATCAAACGAATCGCCTAGTTTTGAGCCACCTAATTTTGTGCCACTATCCCTATAACAGTTTGCCATTACCTCAAGAGAATCTTTTTTATCTCCTGATATGAAAGTAATGGTGTCGTAAGGTTCTTTACTTATACTCCGTAAGAATTCTAGCATTGTATCCTTTAATGTGGTCTTTTCTAACTCTAACCATTATCCATGAGTTATAGTAGTTGTCGGTCTCTAGGACATTATTCCTAAATTGTTCTTTAGCTTCGAGATATCCACATTCACCTTTAGTAAGGCAAAGATGTAATATTTCTCTGTTAAAGCTTTCATAACCTAATTGTAACACATCTTTGGTCAGATTGTCACTACTTCCGTAGTAAGTTTGCCAATTGCTTGAAGCTTTGTACCTCTTTTTCTTACCTTTGACTTGCTTGGTTTTGGCAGAGTAAAAGAATTTCTTGCCTATGTATTTTCTACCATTCGTCAGATTAGTTATCTGATACACGAACCCGTAATTATTACCAACCAAATCTTCGGTAAAATCTTTGCCATTATATTTCCAGTTTAGTCCCATTCCTCATTTTCCAGTTCATCGTCATCCTCTATATAGTCCTCGGATAATTCTTCTATGGTTTCACCACAGAAGGGGCAATGTTCTGGTAATTCTTGTGAGACCATTTCTTCCATAAAATGTATAGTATAAGTTGATTCACAACTCAGACAATCTCCTGATAAAGTTTTCTCCGTCATCTTTTTCCTTTTTTAAGCCCAAACTTCGTCCCAATTTCCTGATAGAGCTCCTTTGGCATAATCGGTTGCACGATTCTCAAAGAAATTGGTGTGTGTCGGTGCATTAATCATTTCCTCAACCCACGGTAGAGGATTCTTTTTCACTTTGAATACACCTTTGAGTCCAAGAGAAATCAGTCGGCGGTCACAAATATAACGAATATACTTCTTTACATCATCGGCTGTTAAATCTTCCATGGCACCCATTTGAAATGCTAGGTCAATAAACTTATCTTCTAGTTCAACCATCTTTTCAGCTATAGTATATATCTTAGATTTTAATTCATCGTTCCAAATTTCACGATTTTCTTCAATATAGGTCCTAAACAATCTAATCATGGATTCACAATGTTGGGTTTCATCAACGACTGACCATGTTACAATTTGACCCATGCCTCTCATTTTACCGTGGCGTGGAAAATTTAATAACATAATGAATGAGGAGAATAATTGCATACCTTCAGTAAAGGCAGAGAATACTGCAATGTGTGTGGCTGTGCTTTCTTTGGTAGAATTTTTACTAGCAATACCCAAAACATAGTCATGCTTCTCAGCCATCTCTTTGTATTCCATGAATTCATTGTATGTTGTTTCTGGTAAACCCAATGTTTCAATTAAGTGTGAGTATGCGGCCACATGGAGTGCTTCACGAGCTGCAAAACCCATTAACATCATTCGTACTTCTGGTTGTGGAAAATACGGAAGATAGTTATTAACATATCCACCAGCCACATCGATATCACCTTGCGTAAAGAAACGGAAGATGTGCGTCAAGAATTGTTTTTCTTCTTTATTAAGTTTTTTCTTCCAATCTTTTACATCTTCAATCATTGGTACTTCTGTGTGCAACCAATGCGACTGCTCATGTTTTAACCAAGAGTCATAAGCCCAAGGATAATTGAAAGGTTTAAAGTAACTTCTTTGGTCTGTTATATCTAATTCTAATTTTTTAATCATGTTTTTTTTCTCTATGCGTTAAATGAGGACCCACAACCACAAGTTGATTTTGCATTTGGATTGATAATAACAAATTGGGAATCGAACTTTTCAGTTTTATAATCTACTTTAGCACCAGTTAAATATTGTGCTGATACCATATCAACAACAAATTTGGCACCGTCTTGTTCAATAACAAAATCGTCATCACCCACATCTTCATCCATTGTAAAACCATATTGAAAACCACTACATCCTCCACCTTCAACAAACATTCTTACTGCTAATTTTGGATTTTGTTCAGTAGCAAGTAAATCTCTAATTTTATCTAATGCGTTTTCTGTAACTTCTACCATTTTATACTCCACATGAACATTTAAGTTCGTAGTCTTTGATTGCTGCTTTGATTGCATCTTCAGCTAAAATAGAGCAATGGATCTTAACTGGTGGTAAAGCTAATTCTTCTGCGATTTTGGAATTTGTAATTGTTCCTGCTTCTGCAATTGTTTTTCCTTTAACCCATTCTGTAACCAACGAACTCGAAGCAATTGCAGAACCGCATCCGTATGTTTTAAACTTAGCATCCGTGATAACTCCTTCCTCTACTTTAATTTGAAGTCTCATCACATCACCACAAGCAGGAGCACCGACTAAACCTGTGCCAACATTTATTTCATTCTTATCAAAAGTACCTACATTTCTAGGATTCTCATAATGGTCTAATACTTTATCTGAATATGCCATCTCATCCTTCACAGGCAATACAATCGTTACCTTGAGCAATCTGTGTCATATCTAGCTCTTTGATAACTTGTCTTTCAATCTTCTTAGAAACTTTATCGGCCTTACCAATCTTTTCAGAACGGCAGTAGTATAAAGTTTTAAGTCCTTTTTTCCATGCGGTAAAATGTATGGCATGGACATACTTAATATTAGCGTCAGGTCTAAAGAATAGATTTAATGATTGTGCTTGGTCTATATATTGTTGTCTGTCGGAAGCTAACTCAACCACCCATCTTTGGTCAATCTCCATTGATGTTTTAAATACAGCCTTATCATTCTCAGACATCCAATCCAAATGTTGAACCGAACCATCATTGGCGATAATGGACGACCAAACATCATTATACCAGTCGGCTGATTTTTCATTTGAAACTTTAATTATTAATTCATCTAACCATCGGTTCTTATTTAAAAATGCTCCCGATAAAGTGTCCTGCCTGTAAGCATTAGCACGATAAGGCTCAATACTAGGGCTAGTATTTCCCATGATGATAGACGAAGAAGCATTTGGAGCAATAGCCATAAGATGACTGAAACGCTTACCAGTCCCGCTAGCATCAGGAGCTTCACCTCGTTCTCCTCCCAATATTTGATTAGCTTCATTCAATCCCTCTCTAATAGATTTAAATATACGATTATTTGTTACCTTGGCCATAACACCTTCAAAAGCAATACCGTTGCGCTGAAGATAAGCGTGGAATCCAAGAGCACCGATGCCAATAGAGCGTTCTCTCTCGGCACTATATCTTGCACGAGCAATAGTGTCTGGTGCATTAGCAATAAAATAACTAAGGACATTATCAAGCATTTCGGCAACGTCTTTGAGAAATAATGGTTCATCTTTCCATTCATCATACGTTTCTAAGTTTAAACTTGATAAACAGCATACAGCAGTTCTCTGTTCATTTGTCGGTAAAATAATTTCAGAACAAAGATTAGATTGGTGTACTTTCAATCCTTTATCTTTTAACCATTGTGGTAATTCACGATTACTTGTATCAATGAAATGTAGGTATGGTTCACCAGTCATCATACGGAGTTCCAATATCATTTGCCATAGATGTTTGGCCGATACAGTCTCTCTGATTTCACCAGAATGTGGATCTTTTAAAACCCAATCATCATTTGCTTCTGGATCCAACATACAATTTTCAATGATGGTCATAAAGTCATCGGTGATGTTAATACCGTGATGTAGATTTTGGCAACGCTGATTTGGATCGCCTGTTGGCTTCCTCATTTCAAGGAATGGAATTATATCAGGATGAGAAATATCGAGATATGCAGCATAAGAACCACGGCGAGTGCGACCTTGACGATAAGCTAAAGAACTTGCATCATACATTTTAAGGTGTGGCATAACTCCAGTAGATTTATCATCGGCTGAACGAATTCCGAATCCGATGCCTACTCCGCCTCCTAACATCGATAACCAATTTGTTTCTGAAAGATTCTCGACTAGACCTTCCGCAGTATCTTCAATATAATTAAGGAAACATGATATAGGCATACCACGTTTAGAGCGACCAAAAGAAAGAATGGGAGTGCTATAAGATAGCCAATGCTTACTAGAATATTCATACAACCTCTGAGCGTGTTCGGTGTTTGAACCGAATGATTTTGAAACGAAAGCAAACCGATGTTGTGGACTTTCCTCATCATCTTTCATGTAGCTTTCTCTTAGTCTTTTAATGCCAAGTTCATCAAATAAAGAATCTCTTTGTAAATCAATGTTGATGCCTAGGTATTCCATGTAATCGCCTTCTTCTTATTGTTATTGTGTAATAAATTCTTTAATCATTGGGAATATTGGTTGGATTGCTTCAGCACAAGCCAAAGCAATATCTTGATGTTCCTTTTGTGTTCCGTTTGCGCTTCGTAATTGTATATAGTGTACCCATGACCGCAAGGTACCATTCATATACAACCTAGAAACTGTTACTCCTTCTGGCAATACTGCTCGAGCCTGTTCTTTTGCAATGCCATTATTAATAGCCCATTGATATGTCTTTGTGGCTTCTAATATAACATCTTTTTGAAATTTAATCCAAACTTCATTTAATTGTTCATCATCATTTTTAATACTATTTTGCCGATTCTTTACATCTTGCAATCTTGCTTCTTTATACTCAAAACCTAAATCAGCTACTGCATATCTTTGACTAAACTCTTGAAAACTAAAACTACGGTGCCTTAAAATTTGTCTAGCAATATCTCTTGTAGTTTCAATCTCTAAACACACATTGACCATTTCTAAAGGAGACCAATGTTGGTGTTTAATTAAATATCTAACTAACTTTTCAGCATTATCATTGTTATTTTGATTTGCTGGGTTTGATACTCTTGCCACATAAGCTATTTGTTCTAATAAATTTCTATTCTCTACATCTTTTGTATACGATACTAATTTCACATTCATATTATACTTTCTTCCAGTTTACAAACTCCATTTTCGCTCTCAAATTCACGAAGGTATTTTTACTTATAATGTCTTGGATTTCATCAGGTGAGAACCCATCGAGCACCATTTCATTAATGTCTTTAGAATCAATAAACTCTGGCCAAATCACAACATTGAAGTGATTATCAATAGCTAAATTTATTTTTTCTACTATCTGTTTATTTCTAGGTTCATTGTCAAATACCAAAGTTACTTGGGATTTATCGAATAATTTGGTAATAGACTCTAAGTTGGCATCAGCCGTGGCCACAGCATTCTCTAGGAACATCGAGTCAATAGGACCTTCCACTACATATATCATTTCATCCTGGTTGATCCTATCAAGTCCAAACACTTTATCAAAGTCATCATCAAGTTTGATTGTGATATACCTTAATTCTGACTTGCCTAATGCTCTACCCTGAATAGCGATGAGATTCTTCTTACTATCATAGAACGGTATAACCAAGCGTTGGTCATCCTTATGTAAGGTCTCTTTTTCAATCCCCAAGGTTTCAATAAACTGTTTGAAGTCTGGCGCAAAGTATAATTGCGATTCAAATGCCAACGGGATTTTCCTACTCTTGATATATCTTTTTGCAAAATGTTCTTCTGGTAACGATTCAATCGATTCCAATCGTATTCTTTCCTTA